TCAATTGTTAAGTCACCAGCAGTAGCACTGACTGTGCCACCGAAGTCAATAACAGCGATTGCTGCATTACTAGCCGCTGTGTTATAAATAATACAACCATCAGCAGATATAGTAACATCAGCAAATACTTCATCTGTAAAATCAACAATAGCGGTAGAGCCATCAAGCGAAATAGCTGCGCCATCAAGTACCTGACCACCTGTAGTATAGTTTGTACCAGATGCTTCATCAGAGTTACCTGTGACATCTGAATAATTAGTCGTGCTGGCATTATATGTGCCAGATGGTGATGCTTTAATTAAAGCAAGCTTCAAAGAATCGGTATCCAAATCATGGACACCGCCAAGAAGTTCTTGTTTAAAGCTGTTACACATTGCAGTTGTGATTGCCATGATTTGTGCGTCCTTTATTAAATCTCATAGAAGTGAGGGGGCAAGTTGCCCTGCCCCCAACACATTATTTAGGCAAGGGTGTCACGATCTACTTCGTTAGCAGTCGTATCACCTTGATCGCTGATGTCCATCATAATGGCATAAGCACGTAGCTTACCAGCCGTAAATGATGCACCACTACCAGCCAATACAAAATCAATTGTGTCAGCAGTTGTAGATGGTGCTAGTCCATCAATTGCAACCTGTGGAGCGTAATCTCCGTCTGATGCACCGTCAATGTCGAGTGCTGCAGCAAACTCATCAACGTCACCACCAGTGAAGCCAAGAGCAGCAGTAGCATCTGTACCAGTATTCATGGTAGCAGACTCAACAACTTGGAAGCCAGCACCCATAATCAGAGTGTTAGCAGGTACGGTAATTGCCTGAATAGTATCGCCGGGAGCAATGCTATTTGCAGTCAGGTCAATTGTCACATCAACGTAGTACGGATTGCGTCCACGCTGTGAGTTCCCTGAAGCGGGATGTAGAACTGCGGTAATGTTAGCCATGTCTAAATCCCCCCTTAAGCCAAGTTGTAGATGGCGTTAACAAGACCTTCAGGACGAAGAATCTTGCGACCATACAAATGCATACCACGAACAATGTCAGCAAAGCTGTCAGGGTCACGGTAGGTTTCGGTCTTGTTGATCTGCTCTGCAGTTGCAACAGCAGAATCGTGACCAGCAACAATCACGCCAAAGTTAGAGGCGTTCATGCCACCAGTTGTAGCCGAACCAGTTCCGATTGATGGCAAGTTGTTTGAAACGTAAACACGGAAGCCATGCAGGTTTGGAAGAGCCAAACCGTTCTGCAGACCTGACCCACCCCAATCTGCTTGGAGCAGACGTGAATCTTCGTCTTTCAGAACTTCCATGAATACAGGATCAACAACCATCCAACGGCCTTGTGTGTCAACATTCTGCTGGTCTAGCAGACGTGACATACGAGCAATGACCTGAAGTGGGTTTGCTTCACCGTTACCAGTTGGAACGGCACCTGCACCTGTACGTGGCAGGATTGAGATTGACTGACCAGCAACACCTGTGCCAGCAAAGTCAGTTGCGTCCAGCTTCATGCTGGCAAGCAGTTCGTCTGAACCTGCAGTTGCTACAGCAACAGAACCATTAACAGTTGTGTTTACTGTGTCAGCATTTGCATGTAGAGCAGACTGCTTGTAACCTGACAAGTAGCCAAGAACGTCTTGGTCAAACTGGTCAGCAAGGCGATACGCAGCACGATCACTTGCCAGTGACTGGAAGTTAACGTGTGAGTGTGCCTCTTCAATGTCGTCAACCTTGAACGCAAAGTAGTTAGCTTTGTCGATGGTCAGGTTGAAGTCTTCATCGTCAATGTCTTGCGGCGTGATGGTTGTACCACGGGCGTAAGCCTTGACTGTGATTTCGGGTTCCTTGATAATCTTCACGGAATCGCCCATGTTAGCAATCTCACCGAAGTAGTCGGAATTTGAGATAGCTTCAGCAACAGCTGACTTGCGGAACGCAAGCTGCACCTGTTTGCTGTAAATTACTGGGCTAAAATTGCCGTTAGGAAGGTTACCATACCCGGCTGCGGTAGTAAAAGCCATGATATTTTCTCCTAATTTTATAGCATTTCACAGATACAAACTCACAAGACTAATCAGAGGCTGATTCACTTGGGTGCGTATCTTAGTAAGGTGGCCGCCCTACTATTCAACGGGCCATGTTCTTCAGGTAATCCGTAAGACTTTGCTGTTTGCGAATTGTCGTGTAACCATATTGCGCAATACAGTTACACTATTCTGACTATAGTTATACGTAAAAATAACTATTTGTCAACACTTTTTTATATATTATCTAGCAGAGCCAGATACATCATAGATGAACTTACCACTACGGATAGCTTCCATGATCTCGTCAGACATCTTCTCATACTGTTGAGGTGACATCTTTTGTACTTGTGATTCTTTTAAGTAAGTCGAAGACTCATCGTCTTGTGGCCTACTTCTTGAGTTCCTTGTAGATACAGACTTGGCTGCATCCTTATCTTTAGTAGGTTTGCTTTTAGCAATACCCATATCAGCTTTATACAAATCAATGGCTCGTGCAGCAGAACGTGCATCATTGTCATTGTCGTATAGTGCATCTTGTACCCACTTAGGCTGTTCTTCTGCCCAATTATGAAATGCGTCACTGTCACGAATCTCATCAAAGTCAGGGTGCATCTGCATCAACGCTGCTTCAGCCTTTTCTTTTGTAGCACTGTATTGCATTTCGTCAATTACTTTGAGGCGATCTTCCAAAGCGGTAGACTGTTCACGTGCCTTCTTCATTGCGATTGTTTCAACGATAGCTGCTACATCTGGATAGTCTGCTGCCCATTGTTCAATGTCCTCATCAGACTTGGGTAGCTTCATTTCTTTTTTAGTAGCTTGTTCTAGTTGCCGTTTCATTGCATCTAGTTCGGCTTTAAATTCTTCAGCTTGTTTTTGCTGGTGTCGGCGTAAGTCTGAATAACGCTTCTTAAATGTTTTTTCTTCTGCGTTTGTAGGTTCAGCTTCTTGTGGTTCTGCGGTTTCTTCCACTTCACCCTTTTGTTCTTTCATTAGCTGTTCTAGTTCTTCTTCTTCCATCTTACGTTTATCTTCGTTTGTGTATTTACGATTTGCAAACGCAACTTTCTTTGGTGACTGCATTTCTTCAGCCATAATTGTATCGTTCATTATCTATTCCTTTGTTGGGGCCGCTGTAGCCACACTGTCGGGTGTGGGGAGTGAGTAGCCAACTGATTGTAAGATTTAAGCCTCTTACGCAGCTTCTTGACGTACTTCTCTATATCTACCATGTACTGTGTAGATATTGTTTTCTGTGTGTACATCAAAACTTTCACCATCAATAACAATGGATACTGTTGGTGTTAGCTGTTCCACATACTCAAGTGATGATACAGGAATACCATTTATGCTATCACCTACTACCAAGTCTTCTGGACGTGTCCACGTACCGTTTGCTAGTACTGGGTGGTCGTTACTAATCTTGAGTTCATTATTAATTGAGTAGTAACCTTCACGCATATGCTTGTGTAGAACTTCTTTTACCTTGTAGTTATCAATCATGTCACCAACTTTGATGTTAGTAACAAAGTCAATTACGCCGTTGAGTTTAACTTTCATGTCTTCGGTTAAACAGTCGGTACCTGTTCCAAATCCTGTGCTTCCAGTATCATCTGCGCCAATTCCACTTCCACCTTCGCCCGGACCTACTGAATTATCATTGCCGTTGTCATTGCCGTTGTCATCACGACCTGACATAAAGTCGGAATAATAATCTCTAGCTACCGTATCTGCTACTTGTGGGCCTGAACCTCTTGCTACGTTACCTGCAGCTTCTGCTGCTTTTGCTTTTTCGCTTGCTGCAACTACAGCTTGTGACACTCGGTCAATTAACGCTGGATTTGTTGTTTTTTGGATTTCTTGAACTTTTAAGTTTCCTAATGCACGGGCTAATTTTTCTTGCTGGTTAAAGTTGCCACCTTTAGTCGCTATAGAGTTAATTTTACTCCTGCTAAGACCAAGATCAGCTAAAGCCTTTTCTAAATTG